AGGTAATAAACGTCGTTATGCCGTAGCGACTAATCGTGATGGGGTTGAAGTATTAAAAAGTGAATATTCATTTACATTAGACCCTAACGACTTAATAGACCAATTAAAACTAGTTATTGATCAACGAAATTTACAAGGATAAAATATTTATAATTATGAATACTAAATTATTTAAAAAACTAATCAAAGAAGCTGTAATCGATGCTATTCATGAAGAATTACCATACATTCTTGAAGAGCACATGGCTAAACAAGAAAAAAAAGCATTGCGTGAAGGCAGAACAATGAGCTTTACTAGTGCAGATGTAATGACCGGTGCTGGTAATCCAGACGTTAAAGCATCATTACGTAGTAAAATGGGTGAAGCCTTTGGTTTCCAACAACCCCAAACACAATTAAAAGTGATTGATGCTGTTGATGAAGCTACAGGTGAAAGGGTAAATCCATTCGCTGCATTTATTGCCGATGCTGCTGCTAACATGACATCAATGGATAAATCAGGATTAAGAAATTTAGATTAACATGCCGCTACCTCAAACAATACGTGTAAATCCGTTAGATTTACGTAAAAATATTGCTATTGGGGTATCGCTACCTTTTAAAGGACCTTTTATAAGTACTTTTACTACTAAGGATCAAATTAAATCTAATTTAATTAATCTTTTACTTACTAATAAAGGTGAAAGAGTAATGAATCCTACTTTTGGATGTGATATAAAAAAACAATTATTTCAAAATATTACTACTGAGTTACAACAAAAAATTATAGATATTATTGTAGAAGCTGTTAGTATATTCATGCCTGAAATACAAGTTGGATTAATAGAAGTAACTCCAAATACTGATTATAACCAAATAAGTATAACAATATACTATAAAATTATTATATCCAATACCCCAGGTCAAGTAACAATTCAATTTGAAACACTTAGATAAAAATGACAAACGAAGATAAAAATATATCATATTTAAATAAAGATTTTGGTTCCTTTAAAGCAGAATTACAACAATACGCCAAAACTTATTTTCCAACAACTTACAATGACTTTACAGAAGCCACACCCGGTAACATGTTTATTGAAATGGCATCTTACGTTGGTGATGTTATGTCATTTTATTTAGACACTCAAGTACAAGAAAATTTCTTACTATACGCTAAGGAAAAAGAAAATTTATACGCTCAAGCATATGTAATGGGTTATCGTCCTAAAGCATCATATGCTTCTAATACTATGGTTGATATATACCAATTAGTTCCTTCTATTATTAATGGTGGTATTACAACACCTGATTATACTACTTATGGAGTTATAGTTCCAACAAATACATCACTTACCTCAACAACAAATGGAACTAAATTTTTAACTACACAACAAGTTGATTTTACAGATACAGGTAGTACTGAAATTACTTTTGTAGACTCTAACTATTACCTACTTAAAAAATCAGTTCCTGCTATATCAGCAGAAATAAAAGAAACTACAATTAATGTAGGTACAAATCAAAAATTTGCTACTACAACTATTACTGACGATAATATATTACAAATATTAAATGTTACTGGTAGTATGGGTAATCAGTGGTATGAAGTTCCTTATTTAGCACAATCATCTATTTTTCAACAAATAGCTAACCCATCATATAATACTGATCAGGTTCCCTATTTATTACAATTACAAAGAGCCCCTAGACGTTTTGTTTCTAGAATACTATCAGACAATACGTTACAAATAGAATTTGGTGCTGGTTTATCAATTAATAAAACAGATTCTCAAATAATTCCAACACCATCTAATATTCAAGCGGGCACTGTACCTGGTATTTCATTATTAACTAATAATTATAATGAAGCTGGTACTTTTTTTACACAAGAATATGGTTTAGTACCTAATGGTGATTTAACAGTAAAATATTTAGTTGGTGGAGGTATTACATCAAATGTACCTGCTAATGATTTAACTACTATAGATAAAACAGGTGTAACATTTCCGGGTGGTGGTGGAGCTTTAAATGCTACTGTATTACAAAGTATAGTATCATCAAATCCAAATCCATCTTCGGGTGGAAGAAATGGAGATACAGTTGATGAAATTAGACAAAACGCTTTATATGCTTATTCAACTCAATTAAGAGCTGTAACTAAAGATGATTATATAGTAAGAGCAATGTCAATGCCTGCTGATTATGGTACTGTAGCTAAAGCATATATTTCACAAGATTTAAATACAAATCCCCAAGAAACGGTAGCTCACACAAGTCCCTTTAATCCATTAGCTCTAGATCTATATATTTTATCATATAATAGTGATAAACAATTAACTACAGCAGTACCAACATTAAAACAAAATTTAGTAACTTACCTAAATCAATATAGAATGGTTACTGATGCTATTAATATTAAAGATGCATATTATATCAATATTGGACTTAATTTTGATATTATTATATTAAGTGGATATTCTAATAAAGATGTAATAACTAATTGTATAAATGCATTAAAAGACTATTTTAATACAGATAAATGGCAAATTAACCAACCAATTATCATTTCAGATATTACTTCTAAATTATTACAAGTTAAAGGCGTTCAATCTGTAGTTAAGTTAGAAATAACAAACAAACAAGGAGGAAATTATTCTCAATACGGATATGATATTGCTGGGGCTACTAAAAGTGGAAATATTTACCCATCATTAGATCCAGCTATATTTGAAATTAGATTCCCTGATGTTGATATACAAGGTAGGGTAGTAGTAAGTTAAAAATTAAAAATAATAAAGTATGAATTTAGACAAATTAAAAGGACACATTCCTGAGGCTGTAATAACTCAAATCCCAGGAGTAATGGAAAAATTCCAAATCAACACCCCACTACGTTTAGCTCATTTCTTAGCCCAATGTGGTCACGAATCTGGTGGTTTTCGTTTAACAAAAGAAAACTTAAACTACAGTGCTAAAGGCTTAACAGGTACATTTAAAAAATATTTCCCAACAGAAGCATCAGCTGCTGCATATGCAAGACAACCTGAAAAAATTGCTAACAAAGTTTATGGCAATAGAATGGGTAATGGTCCTGAATCATCTGGTGAAGGAGCTAAATTCTGCGGTCGTGGTTATATCCAGTTAACTGGTAAAGATAACTATACTGCATTTGGTAAATCTATCAATGAAGATCTAACAAAAGACCCAACAGTTGTAGCAAGCAAATATGCTTTATTATCAGCAGCATGGTTCTTTAGTAAAAATGGTTTACATAAATTAGCAGATGGTGGTGCAAGTGATGCAGTTGTTACACAAATCACTAAACGTGTTAATGGTGGTACTATTGGTTTAGCTGATAGAATCAAACATTTTAAAGAATATCACGCATTATTAGCATAACAAAATTATATACTGCCATATTTATATGTAGTAATTACTAATTATGGCGGTATATAAAATTTTTCCTGAAAAAAGTGCTACTATATATTCATTTTACCCAACACTAAACACGGGTATTGATGAAATATTAGAAATTAGTACTTTTGAATCTATAAATGGTACTAATGAAGTATCACGGGCGTTAATTAAATTCCCAACAGATCAAATAAACGATACAATCCAGAATAAAGTGTCTGGTAGTACTTATGATGCTTATCTTAAAGGATACTTAGCTAATGCTTCTGAAATTCCGTTAAATTATACTCTACTTTCTCATCCTGTAGCTGCTAATTGGAATCAAGGCACTGGAAGATTAGGTAATGTTCCTGTAACAACAGACGGAGTAGGTTGGAAATATACAGACCAATCAGGAAGTATATTATGGACTAATGGTACATTTTCTAGTGGAATAACAGGATCTTATACTGGATCTGATATAGGTGGAGGTACTTGGTATACTGCATCATCTTATCGATCAACTCAATCGTTTACTAACATTTCAACTAAAGACATTGAAATGAAAGTAACAAATACTGTAGCAGCATGGTATAGTACTACAATTCCAAACAATGGATTTATTTTAAAACATAGCAGCTCATTAGAATTTACTACTGCTTCTAAATTTGAAACTAAATACTTCTCAGCAAATACTCATACTATTTATCCTCCATGTTTAGAAATTAGATGGAATGACTTTTCATATAGTACAGGTTCATTAACAGTAGTAACATCTAGTTATTTTGCCGCTGTTATAAACAACAACAAAGCAGAATATCAACAAGACTCAATTCAACGTTTTAGAGTTGCTGTTAGGGGATTATATGTTCCAACAACATTTAGAACTATATTAAGTTATGGTAATACACATGCTTTACCTACTTCTTCATATTGGGCAATAAAAGATTTGGATACTGAAGAAATGGTCGTAGATTACGACACATCATATACTAAAATTAGTTGTGACAATGTTAGTAATTATTTTGACGTTTACATGAACGGATTAGAACCTGAACGTTATTATAAATTACTTATCAAAACTGTTCTTCCAACTAAGGAAGTAATAGTATCTGATAAAGATTATATTTTTAAAGTTATAAGATAATGTCTCAAATACCAGTACAGAAAACTGTATTTAATAAGGATGGTTATGGTAGAGTAATTGACACTCAATTTAGTCAATTATTAAACCAAACAGTAGAAGAAATTGATACTTTTACAGTTAATGATTTCTTTCAACTATATGAAGATTTATTTTATCAAATTCCTAAAGAAGGAGATACTAATTCTCATAGATATATTTTACAACGTGAAGCTGATTATTTAGGTGTTAGTATTAGTCAAGATGATATTCAAGCATTATTAAATGAAATTACATCATTAAGACAACAAGTACTTGAATCACAAACAACAATAAACGAACTGACTAAGAAATAATGGCAGATAATATTAAAATAGTAGGCAATATACTAAGTGAACAGCAGATACTTCGTTATGATACTGCTGATATTAATTTACTTACTGCTCAAACAATTCAAGAAGATTTTGGTTTAACTAATGATTATATTGAATATTTTGTTTATGATGCTGCTAACAATGCTTTAAATACAAATTATACTTATAGAGATTTTAAATCTCCAAATACATCATACGTTAATCCAAAAAATAATGGATTACCGATTATTGAAATTGATCCTGTTAAGGATTTACAAAATTTAGGTTATTCATCTGGAGAATTTAATGTACAATATAATTTATTTACTAATAAAATTTCAAATCCTAATGCTGAATTATTTTTAAAAGAAATATCAGCAGATAGAACTGAATTAAGAGTAGGGTCTACTATTTTAACTAATGAACAAATTGAAAGTGGATCATTAGAACTTATAAATGAGTATACTAATTCTTCTTACTTTGTAGATTATCTTTTAAATTTTAGTAATAATACTCAGGTAGTAGTTGTAAATGTTGCTTTAAATAAAGTTGAAAGTGGATACGAAATATTATTTAAACTATATCATCCATTACCAGACGAAATTCAAGAAAAAAGTACATTGTGGGTAGTACAGGAAAAATCAAATCCTTACTCTTTTAATATTAATTTAGATACATTAATAATACAGACTCCAGGTCCTAAACTAAGGGGTCCTAATTTTAGTATTGATATTCCTAACCAAAATAATATTGCTACATCATATCAAAATTATACTAGTTTAGTTAATAGTGTTCAAAATGTATCTACATCTTCATATCAACAATTATTAAGTTTAATCACATCACAGAGCATTGATATAAATGTAGATTACACTAACTTTACAAATTTTTCATTTTTTGGTTCTGCTAAACAGAGAATTATTAATTTTTATGGTAAAGTAAAACAAATAGAAGATTATAATAACCTTATAGTTAGTTATATACCTAATATTTCTACTATTGGTAATTTAGCCTTAGAAATATCATCATCTAAAAACGCAATTAACACCATTATATCTCAGTTTGATGGATATGAACAATACTTATATTTTGAATCAAGTTCATATGCATGGCCTAAAACTACTACTACCACTCCTTATGTTTTAGCAACAACAGCATCTGCTCAAATATGGTATAATGCTCTTACAGGTAGTGCTGATGTTTATGATGATGGTAATCAAAATAATTTAGTATTTACTTTACCTTCATTTATTAAAGATGATGAAGATAATGATCCATATATTACATTCCTTAATATGGTTGGTCATTATTTTGATAATATTTGGATTTTCTTACAAGCAATAACTGATATTAATCTAGCAAATAACAACCTAGAAAAAGGCGTTCCATCATTACAAGCTGTATATGTAATAACATAAAAGTTGTCTGAGGTATTCACAACTGTGTAATATTTACAATTAGCTGTTATATTTCCAAAATATACTTGTTGAGTTGAGCTATCTA